AGATCGATTATCTCAGTATGATGACTGGAATTGAAATTTAGGAGGTAGCAAGCATGGCAAAAACAAAGCATAGTCCAAAGTATTCGGTTGTAAAGAAATATTACAACACATATAAGCCGGATGGGAGCAGATTGTGGACCGACGAAATGGTCCATAACGCTGTTGACAAGGGATGAATAACAGCAGCGGAGTTTGAAGAAATCACTGGTGAGAAGTTTGAGACAACATGATACCCTACGCAGAATTTTACAACTATGACCGCCTGGAAAGTGCGGCCGTAGAGTTAGGCTTGCTCAATACCGAGGCAGACGAAGAGGATCTGCTGAACCTGCATAATCATTTGGTATGGCATCTGTACCGGTTCGATAAGGACCTACGTGCGGATGCCATTCTTTATGCAGTAATAGAGGCCATTTTGGGTGAAAAGGCGGCAGATATTACGGATGTACCGTGGGAACTGCGGTGCGTTTGGGAAGGAGGTAAAAGAGCCAATGTCTTTGAATGAAATTCTTGCAAGCGGTGGGGGAGCGTTGCTTATAGCACTTACCCTGGTGCAGATCGCGCCTATCAAAATCAATCCCTGGTCTGTTTTGGCGAGAGCAATCGGCAAAGAGATGAACAAGGATATGATGGAGAAACTGGAAGCCGTCCAAACAGATGTTAAGAACCTAAAGGAAAAGCACGACGATCTGAGAAATCGAATGGATAAGGACGATGCGGACGAGTGCCGCACGAGAATCCTGCGTTTCGGCGATGAATTAAGGCGAGGCGTGGAACATTCCGAGGAGTTCTTCAATCAGATTTTGGATGATATTTCGGACTATGAGCGTTATTGCGCAGAGCATCCGGAATACAAGAACAGCAAAGCGGTAAATGCCATTGCCGAGATAGACAAAGTTTATCAGAAGTGCATGGAAAAAAATTCATTTTTATAACAGGAGGAAAAGAAACATGAAGAAAATTGATTGGGTTAGAAAACTCACAAGCAGAAAGTTGTGGACTGCGGTAGCGTCATTCGTATCTATGATGATCCTGGCTACTGGCGGTACGGACAACACAGCAACACAGGTTACAGCGCTCATTATGGCAGGAGCGTCAGTAGTGGCATACATCATCGGCGAAGGCTTGACTGATTCAGCCAACATCGGCTCAAACAGTGAGGACGAGGAGTAATCTGAGAACATATTGTAAGCACAGGGCGGTCGAAAGACTGCCCTATTTTGTTAGGAGGAAGAACCATGAGTTTAGTAGTTGGAAGCGCAAGAATTGACGAGAACGGTCACATCTCCGGAGGAAAGCCGGGAGATCAGACTGGAAACGAGGTATCGACCCAGGCATACTACGTCCATTCAAAAGGCTGGTACTGTCTGAGGCCCAAGAGAGTCCCGGTAGCAAATGCCATTGCAGAAGCTATGCTGCAGGGATGCAGAAACGACAATATCGGATATTGCCAGGGACACAGAAGCAATGTAATCGAACAACTGAGAAAAGCCGGAAAGCTCGCAAAGATTTCTGTAAAAACAGAGGCAGACTGCAGTTCACTCGTGAGAGCGTGCTGCATCCAGGCTGGCTTTGATCCGGGAAATTTCAACACAGCATCCGAAGTTTCGGCATTAAAAGCAACAGGACAGTTTATGGAACCGATTGCGGTAACTTCCAAAACTGAACTGTTCAACGGCGATGTGCTTGTCACAAAGACCAAAGGACACACGGTGGTTGTTGTTTCCGGAAATCCGAGACGTGGAAACGCCTATTACCCTAAGTATGAAGGGACATCGGGTTCTATCATTGCGGCGCTTGCTGCAGTGGGCGAGAAAGACACATCGAAGGCGCACCGGGCCAAGATTGCAGCCGCAAATGGAATTACAAATTACGCATATACCGCAGCGCAGAACACCAAGATGGTTAATCTTCTCAAAAAAGGAAAGTTAATCAAAGCGTAAGTTCTGAAAAAGTATCACATCGGGGTGGCTGAAAAGCTGCCCCTTATTTTGATTTAAGGAGGAGTTTTCTATGGAAAAACTATTTGGTATTGATATTTCGCACTGGCAGGGAGATATGAGCATCGAGCAGGCCAGGAATGAAAGAGGCGTGAAATTTGCTATTATCAAGGCTGCAGGCGCAGATGATGGCAAGTATAAGGATAGCAAGTTTGAAAATTACTATGCACAGTGTAAGGCTATCGGGTGTCCGGTAGGTGCATACTATTACGGCAATGCAAAGTCTGTTACGGAAGCCGAGCGGGAGGCAGACCATTTCCTGTCGGTTATTGCAGGGAAGCAGTTTGAATATCCTATCTACTACGACGTAGAAGGTAAGATGCTGAACAATAGCAGAGATGTTCTTACGGATATTGTGATTACGTTCTGCGACAAGTGTGAGAAGGCTGGATATTTTGTCGGAGTATATACATCTGATTCGCATTTCCAGGCACACGTAGACGATGATCGCCTGCAGAGATTCACTCATTGGGTAGCGAGATATTCTTCAAATGAGCCGGTAACAGGTCACGATATTTGGCAGTACGGAGGAGAGTATAACTACATTGCCGACAAGACAATCTGCGGAAGAACCGTGGATCAGGACTTTTGCTATCGTGATTTTGAAACAGAAATCAAGAAAGCAGGCCTTAATGGATTTTCTGCCAACGCAGGAGATGAAGCGAAGGAGCCGGAGATTTCGGAACCGGAAGAAAGCACACTCGATCTGCTCTACAGAACGATGAAAGACGAGTTCGGCGGCGGTGACGCAAGAAAGGCGGCTCTCGGTAGCAGATACAATGAAGTGCAGGATGCGATCAATCACATCGACAAAGCATCCGTACAGGAGCTTGTGGACGAAGTGTGGGCCGGTAAATACGGTGACGATGAAGTGAGAAGAACCATTCTTGGCAGTAGATGGCAGGAGGTCCAGGATGCAATCAACGCCGGAAGCAAGAAGTATTACACCATTAAGAGCGGAGATACGCTTTCCGGTATTGCAGCGAAGTATGGAACTACGGTCAATGCGATCGCTCAGCTCAACGGCATTGAAAATCCGAACCTTATTATCGCAGGAGACACCATCAGAGTAAAATAACAGGAGGAAACGGTGGCATTATGAAAAACTATATCGGCGTGAAAATTGTAAAAGCTGAGCCGAAGGAGAAGAACGGAGTACCTGGGTATGCCGTGAAATATCCGGATGGTTATGTATCATGGAGTCCGAAGGAAACCTTTGAAAAGGCATACCGGGAACTGGACTGCCAGGATTTCATCAATTCAGTAGAGTAAGTAAGGGAGCCTATGATCCGCAGGGGTTGTAGGCTCTTTTTTTATTACAGAAAAGCGGAACAAGACCGCAGGAAAAATCAATATACAAAATAACCAAAATAAGACCGGGCATTTTGACGAAAAGTTCCCGAGACACGATAGGCGATTTTAGTACCTATCCTATGCCTAAAGACTAAAAGCCGGTATTGAACCGTGTACGAAGTCATAGGCCCATATGTTTTCAGAGGTGTAATTATCCACATTATCAACACGCATTTGTGGATAAAATACGCTTTTGAGAGTACGCAAATGAGCATATATTATTCTATCTCTAATATCTATTATCTAATCTCTAATATCTAGTAAAGAATCCTTGTAGAAACCTTAGAAGAAATCGTGTAAGAAATCTTACAATGTACCAAGCAACCATGCGGGCTTGCGGTCCTCGCAAATGAAATAGGGAGTAATGCACCAGGTAGCGCAGATGATCCGGAAATTGCAGAAGTTCTCGTGAGTGCGAAAACATTTTGGTAAAAACTCGTAAAATAGAAGTATATCTATTGACAAATACGCAAGTGCGAGTTATAATATAACCATAATCAAACAAAACAATTTGATTAAATCCGAAGGAAGGAGGAATTACCAGTTGGGTAAGAAAGGTAAGAAGAAAGACTTTTCCACAAAGGAAAAGGAACTACTTGAAATCGAAAACCTTAAATTACAGAAGAGAGAAAAGCAGGCCAGCATAATCTCCACCATAGTAATCATGATTGTGTCAGTGATTACGGCAATTCTGAAATGGTTAGGTTTGATTGATTAAGTAGTTCCCTTAACGGTCGGGAGGCAGCAACACCGCCTCTCAACTGTTAAGTCTATCATAAAGGAGGCTGATTTGGCAATGAAGAAATTGAGACAGTTCCTGCAGTCGGTGTTGTTCATCAACTTTATGGTCGGCATATACGACGGTATGAGAGCGAAGAATTTGGTAGCAATTTTGATAAATGGAGTAGTGGTACTGGCACTGATCGCCGGAGAAAAGGAAGAGAGGTAAACGATATGAAGTGGGACGTAAAACACGATAGAGCAAAGAAGGTATTAAATCATTTCCTGGATAATGCAGGATATTGGACCGAGACAGAGAGCTTGACAGAAGGACTTACCGAGGAAGAAATCCAGGAAGTAAGCGCAGAGGTAGCGACGATGATTCAGAGCATCACAAAGAGATATAAGCTGGATGTTATGCTTCCTGCAGAGCCGGTAGTCAAGGAAGAACCGGCGGCCGAAGAAAAGGTTGAGGAGCCAGTGGCCGAGGAACCTGCAGAAGAGGTCAAGGAAGAAAAGCCGGCCGAGAAGCCGAAGAGACGTGGCAGAAAACCGAAGAAAGAGGAGGTTGCGTAGGATGGCATACGAGAGAAAGACAATAGACACCTGGGAACTGCAGTTAAATTATGGGTGCGGCTGGGAGTACACCTTGACCGAATACACAAAGAAAGAGGCAAGGGAGAGACTGAAAGAATACAGAGAGAACCAGCCGCAGTACCCGGCACGACTGGTTAAGAAGAGAGCTAGAAAGGAGGCGATTGCGTGAGCACAGC